TTTACCTATACCAGCTGGAGCAACAATTACACCTAACTCTCCAACACCTAGTCCACCATCCATGATATCATTCACAATGTCCCAAGGAGTTCCTGTAGTTGTTCTAGACGATTCTTCTAATCTTAATTCTAAAGAACTAATGTAATCTTGTCCTAAATCTCTTGTACTACCAGCCTTCATCGCATCATCTATGATAGTTTTTATTCCATCATAATCTTTATTCTCTAAAAGATTTACTGATTCTAATATAGCACTTTTAAGTGTTTGATTCTTACAAAAATCTAGAGTTTCGTTTTGAACAAATTCTAAATCGGTTGATTCAATATTTTTCCAAACGTCTCTTAGTTTATCAACGACACCTGTTTTCAAAACATCATTATCGATATTTTCTAATTTAACTTTTAGAACTTCTAAGGTTGGTTGTTTTTTATATTCATAATAATAATTACGAATCTGTTTTATCAACCACTTGTTTGAATCAGAATCAAACATATTTGGTTCTAATATATCGTTAATAGTCTGTAAAAATTTTATATCACCTAACAATGAAGCTATGATTTTGGATTGAAATGATGTTCCAAATTGCGTTAGGGTTTCACTCATTATGACTCTTCTCTGCGTATTGATTTAATTGATTAAATGTTTTCAATAACCAACTATCGATATTTGGTAAAGCACTATACAACTTATCTTCTAAAAACATCTTTTGAAATTTATACTTTACTAACCGATTTATTGGTTCACTCACTCTGTCTATTATTTTACCTTTAGTAGAACCTGATATATCCACGTCTTGTAACTGCATTAATTTATAGTTTCTTTCGATTATATCAGAAGATTCTGGTAAAATGTCAATAACCTTATCTATATTACATATCTCGTTTTCGCATAAAAACGGTAATTTTTTTCTTATCGTTTTTAAACCAAGTCCTCTAACACCATTTATATTGTCTGACTTATCACCATCTAAAACGCGATACCAAATATAATTTTTTGCAGTTATACCAAACTCGTCAAATACAGCATCTTCATCATATATTTTCTTTTTAGTTGGACTCCATATTTTTGTCCTACCATTAGCTAATTGAAGAAAGTCTTTATCGGTTGACATAACTACAACTTGTTTTGAATGTGTAAAAACTTGTTTACACAAATAACCAATCGTGTCGTCGGCTTCTATATTGTCATATGATAATACAGTTAGTGGAAGAGTCTCTAAATACTCAACTGTTCTCTGTATCTGCATAATCATATTTTGTTTTTCATCTTCTTCAGATGCAAAATCATATGAACGATTTACACGATATTTGGTTCTTCTGTTTTGTTTATATTCTGGATATATCTTTCGACGACGGGTAGACCCACCCTTACCATCGAAAACAACGATAGTTCGAGTGGGACTAAACATACCAATAGTATGACCTAAACTTCGTAGAAAACCAACTATTCCACCAACGTGAATACCATCATCGTTAGTAGTTGGTATAACTGAAAAAACTCTTAAAAAAGTATTCAGTCCATCTACAATTAGCACTTTATCATCAGGTTTTCCGTCGTCAAGTGAACCACCACTTTTCTTGATTTCATCAAGAATAGATAGATACTTATTCTTCACTCATATCCTCTTCTACTACTACGTCATCAATACCAAAGTTCTTTTCGTATTTAAGAATGATTTTATCACAAATCATATTATAACAATATTCCCTAAATTCTTCGTCTTCTAATTGTTCATTCCAATCTTTAGACTGAAACTTTAGTTCATTACCTTGATGGTCTTTCATAGTATACCAGGCACCACCTTGTTTAACAAGTTTGTGCTCTTTCATCACTTTTAACCAGCTACCGAAGTCATCGATTCCAGTCTCGAAGTATAATTCAAAATCAGCATGTCTCATTGGAGGTCCAAGTCTGTTCTTAATGACTTGAGCTCTCATCTTCATACCAATAGTATTGTTCTTCTTGTCTTTAATCTGTCCAGTATTCTTTAATCTGATACGAGTTGAAGCGTGAAATGGAAGAGCTTTACCACCACTTGTTGTCCACGGGTCACCAAACATAACACCAAGTTTTTGTCTGAGTTGATTTGTGAACACAAGAGCTATTTTTTCTCTTCCAATCATCTGAGTTATCTTTCTCATAGCTTTTGATATTACGATTGCCTTTGATGTAGCCCAACCATCTTTATCGAAGTCAGCTTCCATCTCGACTTTCGTAGAAGCAGCTGCTAGAGAATCAACTAAGATTGTAACCAATCTATCTCGGTCTGATTCACGAACTTTTGCAACAATCTCTTCAATAGCTGCAAAAATATCTTCTACAGTTTCCAAGTGTAGATATAACATATTATCTACATCAACACCTATAGCAGAAAGAAATTCTGTACTTACTGCTGTTTCAGTATCGATATAGACTGCAACACCACCCTTCTTTTGAGTCTCAGTTAACATATGAGCTCCAAGTAATGATTTACCACTACTCTCAAGTCCATTTAGTTCTGTAATTCTACCAACTGCAATACCACCATTTGGTTTGTTTGATATTGCTAAGTCCAACATAGTAGAACCTGTAGACACAAAATCTTTAATATCAGTAGGTGTTGTATCTGTACCGTCCAAGAAGTATGCTACTTTCATATCCTTGAACTGTTTATTAATAGTGTCAGCTAAGACACCAGCTAATTCGTCTCTTGTAGACATATATTTCTCCAATTAAGTGTGGGTGATTGTCGTGAGATAACCACCCACGGTTTTTCATTTAGCTATTGAATAAGTCATCGAATGCATCTGATGTTTCTTTCTTGTCGAAAGTCTTTGCAGTTTCATTAGTTTCTGAATCTGAAGAATCTTCACCTTCATCTTCTGAACTACCACTTAGATATTCATTAAGAGCTTCTGTTAACTCGTCATATGAACGTTCTTGATAAATATCTGTGATATTCTTCTGAGTTTCATTGATTGATTCTAACAATGATGCATCCTCTGTAATTGGAGTTTGATTAGGCTTTACCCTAATTGTTGTTGATGGAAAGGATTTTCCCGTCTCTTCTGCTGTCTTAAACTCAACAGCGATATCACGACCACTAACAGCATCTGTAATATCACCATAGTCTGGGTCAGCAATTATTGAAAGCAGTTCTTGATAAACTGTTTTACCGAATCCCCAAAATCTCACACCTTGTGTTTCTTCACCTCTTACAACAATAGGAGCATATGTTCTCATCTTTGCTTCTACTTTTTTACCGAGACGATAATCATCTTTTGAACCAGTTGATTTTAGTTTCTGTGCAAACTCTTCAATCGGGTCTGGTCTACCGAAAGATATTGGTGAAAGATAGTTCTTACCTGCCAAGCCATAGTGAAAGTATAACTCAATAAAAGGATTATCTTTATTGAACTTATAAGGAACAATTCTAACTATCTGTTGACCTGGAGAAGGTTTCCATAAGTTAGATGTTCTTGTATTTGTAGCTTGAAGTTGATTAAGACGGTTCTTGATTGCATTTAAATCCATTTTCTATTCCTTAATTTTAAGTGTTAATTTGTTAATTGTTAATCAGTATAACCTGATTCTATTATAAGTATAATATATATTTCGTAAATAAATTTTTTTTTGCTACTTGTTCCAAGTTTTCACATCTACTATTGAGTAGATTCTTGTAGGTATTTTATTGAGTCCTAATTCGTTTGTAAGTAGTAAAGAGTTCCTGTAATTGTTCCAATCTATTGGAAATGATTTATCAAGTTTACCACCATTCAGTTCACGAATTAAATCATTTAGAGCATTGATTGTGTAGAGTGTGTTACTTTGTTTCTTTCTATGTAGTGATATTGTATCTGGTACATCTTGTATTGCATCTTCATCATACTCTACATTATAAGTACAGATTAATTGATGATGGTCATCTTCATTTTGAAACACATAAATCTTATCAAAAACAATTTCATTACAAGCAATGATAACATCAATCGTTTCTTTGAAATGATTTCTTTTAGTGAATGTACAGAGTAGTTGTGTTCTCATTACTCTTCCTCT